TAAGGTTTTGCAAAGCGTCTTTGCTTTCGCGCAGTTCGTTGATACGAGTTTGAATGTCTTGTGGAACGGTATAGCCACCGTCTTCGCCTGTTCCTTCTTTCATTGCGTTGCGGAAACGAGTGCGAATGTGATTGACAAATGCTTCTACCTCGTTTTCTTTTACTTGTACAGTCGGTTTTAACGGCTCTTTATCCTCAATAGTTTGTTTTTGTTCCTCGTAAAGCTCTTTTGCAATATCGAATTTTTCTTGTAACGCCACGATTTCTTCTTTCAGCTTTTTCGCTTCCTCAATTTTGTTTTCAGCAAGAAGTTTACGAGCTTCTTCCTTTTTGTTTTGGATTTGTTCAAGCAACTCACGTAATTCTTTTGGCATATTTGTTTTCCTCCTTTTGATTTTTGTGTAATAAAAAAAGAACTAGATAAGGTCTAGTTCCAAAAGCAATCGTTCTTTTTCGTCCTGTTGTTTTTGCTTGCTAACAATTTTCATAATGTCCTGCATAGACCGGTTTGCGCTATTGACGATCGCTAACCGGCTAAACGCCGCAACGTCGGCCACCTGCGGCTTGTCTTCTTGGTATAAAATACCGTCTGCAAACCCTTCTTTGACAGCCACATTAGCCGACATCCATGTTTCATCGTCCATCATTTGCGAAATTTTACTGCGCGATCTGCCAGTTTTTAAGGCATACGCATTGACAATGGATTCTTTAATGGTGTCTAGGATGTCAGCAACCTTCCGTAAGTCGTGCATATTCCCATAGGCTGCTGTGAGTGGGTTGTGAATCATCATTACCGCCATTGGCGACATTAACACTTCATCACCGGCCATTGCGATAACAGACGCGGCGCTCATTGCTTTGCTGTCAATCTTGACGGTGATTTTTCCATCGTGTTCTTTTAGCGCGTTGTAAATGCCTGCCGCCGCGAATACACTGCCGCCATAGCTGTCAATCCATACAGTAATGTCCTTGCCTTTAAATTGGCTTAATTCCTCTTTAAATGCGTTCGGTGATGTTGACGGCATCCCGAACCATTCATACAACCATGCTTCGTCATCGTCTATAATGTCACCTTCAATGCGAAGCTCCACGTTCTCCGGTTCGGTTTCGGTTGCTTGGTTGACGATGAACTTCCAAAACGGCATCAGCCCTCACCTCCTTTCTGGTACTGCTGGCCGATCATCGTGATCGGGATATAGTTGCCGTTCACCATCAGGACGTCACCGCCTTCCTCGGCTGGTAGGTCAAGATAGCTTCGGGCTTCATTGGCTGTGTAAATCCCGTTATTGACGCCTTTAGACAAGGCTTCCATTTGCGTTTTAATGTCTGCCCTCAAAATCACGTTGACATTAAACTTGAAATAATGCCCTTGCTGAATAAGTTCGTTTGACAAGATTTTATAAGTGATTTCTTCCTCGTACTGTTTCAGTACGTAAAGCAACGTATCAACATAAAAAGCCAAGTTCTGCGCTTCTGCTGAAGCGTAACTTGACTTTTCATAGTCGTTGATTTGATTCGGCTTGATACCAAACGCCGCCGCGATTTGCAACGCCGAATATTTCTTTAGCTCGAAAAATTGGCTATCCGTCAGCTTAATATCTAACGGAACCAACTTCATGCCTAACGGCACAGGAATGATTTTACCAGCGTTCTTCGAGCCGTTAGCGAACTGTTCAAAACCTTTCACAAGACGATCACGCGCTTCTTGGTTAAGGTCACCGGTGTATTCAAGGACAGCCTTTCCTGTTAGCCCTGTTTTATAGAGGTTGTTCATGAATTTTTGACTTTCGAGCGCGCCGTCCACCGTGCTTTTTAAAATGTCACGAACCGACATGCCAGTAATTCCGTCGAATGTCGCTGATGTTTTAAAGTGCAAGACTTCATCGTTTCTAAAAACATACATCTTGCCATCATACGGGTCATTGTATCGGTACCATATCGCGTTTTTCTCGCCCAAAATACCCCCGTCGTCCACCACGATAGTGACATACTGGCTCGGTAGTATCCACATGTCTTGTAGCTGCGGGCCATTGTACCGGCACCATACATAACCGTTGCCGTAATGGTTCCGGTTCATTTCTACCGTTGACCAAAAGACGCTACTTGTCATGTATGGATTTGGCCGGAGTTTTAGCACTGTGTAAATATCCTCGCGGTCACTTTTAATAATCCCGCGATTGGTGTTTTGGTACATCTTTAACGGCAATTTCCCCAAACTCTCCGCCAAGATTTTTAAACAAGCAAAATAGGTCGCTTCCGAAAGTTGATCTTTCGGGGTATCGGGGTCAATGCCTAACCACTGCAAAAGTAGCGGGTTGTTCATGTCTACCGTTTCATTTCGCGGTCGGAAAATTCTTGTCAGGCGGTTCCACCATCCCATTGTCTCACCTCCTTTACCAACCCATCATTTTGAGGTATTCTTCCGTAATCTCATTAATATCAACCGTCTCTGTTCTCGTCATCGCCCGTGTCATCGCGTTAATTACAGCTGCTAATGGGTCGATACGGTCAGTTGATTTATCCTTGTCTAGCATGATATTTTCATTATGATCTTGCCGCACAACAGCATTTCCGACCGCCCAATTGAGCACAGGATTATCATCGTGCACAATCTTGCCCGAAAAAACCAACTCTCTGAAAAACTTCGTTGGCTCCGACAGCGTACGAATCCCTTGCCTAATTTCGACCATTGTATAGCCTTCCGCTTCCATCTCCTGAGCGAAGTGCGTGGCGTTATACGGGTCATAGCAAATCTCCTTAATGTCCCACAGCTTGTCATCAGCCAATTTCTTGATATACGACTGGATAAAGTGATAATCCACCACAGCGCCAGGTGTGACGGTGATCCAGCCTTGCTCTACCCATAAATCATATGGAACTTTATCCGTCCGTCGCTTCTCAGCCAGCGTATCCTCTGGGATGAAGCTATGCGACCATACATAAAAACGGCCGTCGCCTAACGGGACAATGCCGCTGATGCTCGTCAAGTCGATTTTTTTAGACAAGTCCACACCGATATAGCACTCTCGGACATCTAAATCAATTTTCTTCGATGCAGCACATGCCCGCCATTTATCTAACGGAATATAGCCGTTGTCTTTTTGGTCTACCCATATATTCATGTTCTTCGTTAGAAAGCTCCGCATTTTTTCGGGCACATCTAAAGCTGTTTGCAGTTCACTTCGCAAAAAATTCATGCCTTCCTCATATGTCGCGACGATCGGGTTGGCTTTTATCCAGTTTCGCTCATCTTTGATGTCATCGTCCTTGTCTAATTCACAAATCATCACGAAATACTCATCGTTTTCAATTGGCGAATCAGGATCAAGAACCTTTGACACGTACTGATATTCGGTATAGCAAGGCGAATCAAGGTTAAATCCTGCTGTTGTGATGACGACGATCAATGGGTTTTGACGTGCGACCATGCCGGAAACCAGCACGTCATATATCTCGCTCGTTTCGTGTACGTGGTATTCATCAATGACGGCAAGGCTAGGGTTCTTCCCGTCCCCTGTTTTTCGCGCTTCTTTTGACAACGGCTGAATAATGCTGCCGCTCTTTTTATGCCGAATACGCCCGTAGGAATCGGTGTATTTGCCGTTTAACAGTGAGCATGACTGGATTTGCGACAGCACCTCATTGTATACGATGCTGGACTGTTCCCGGCCCCATCCGGCAATATATACCTCGGACTGCTCTGGCGACAGAAAGCATTCATAACTAGCGATTAACGCGAGAAGTTGAGACTTTGCATTTTTCCTGGCGAGCTGGATATATGCTTTCCGAAACCGGCGCAGGTGATTTTCTTTTCGTTTCCAACAGAAGATATTACCGACGACGAACAATTGAAAATCGGTCAATTCGATCGGCTGGCCGGCCAATATGCCTTTGGTGTGCTTGAACATCCGTGCCCAGCGATAGAAGCGATAAAGTTCGTCACCGTCGAAATAGTACGGATAATCGTCGTTAGGGATGAGTTCAATCTCGTTTAAAAACCTCTCACACGCCTGTTTATGCTTTTTACACGCCGTTATGCGTTCGTCAACTATATCTTCAGCATATTGGACGATGCGGGCGATCAATTCAGTTATCACAACGCATCACCGAACAGCTCTTCTTCTTCCGTCTTCGGCTTTTTATCCTCTTTCGCAATCGCCAATTTTGCCCTAGCAGCTGGTGTCAATCCGAATTCGGCTGCCAAGCTTTTCATTTGTTCATGCAACTGCTTTTTCTTGGTGAGAAGAGGATGAGGAACTTTATTTGTTTCGGCCGCTTTGTTGGTGTATTCGACCATGAGCCCCTCTTCCGCGATGATCCGGGTGCACTCGATATAATTGACATAGGCGTCACAGTACAACGCCAACGCGTCCACGTCGATATTGGTCAGCAGATCGAGATCCTGCATCTCTTTGACGATTCGCTTAAACTCTTTCTTGGCCTCATCGCTAAGCCATGCAGGCGGCTTCACTTTGTTTGCTTTTGGTTTCAACCGCTTTTCGGCTTCTACCCTCTGTTCGATTTCTTTTTTCGTCAATCGGTTTTTATTCCCTTGCAACAAATGCAGCTGAATCGGCATCGCTTTTCGTCCCATCACGTTCTCACCTCCTGCTTACCCCCTTTTACGAGAAAAAACGAATTTTGTGCGCGCGAAGCAGATCGGAA